AAATTAAACGGGATGCTAAAGATGCAGGCGTACTAGATAAGCATATTACCGAGTATCCATTTACACCTAAGGAGGCTTTCTTACAGCACTCTAGTAATATCTTCCCTACTGCTACTCTAATGGATTGGCGCAACGAGCTTATGCGTAGCGGTATGTACAAGTCTCTAGCTGTAGCAGGACACTTAGTGCAAACTAAAGATGGCGTCAAGCTTAAACCAGACGATCGGTTACGCCCTGTACTTAAATTTCCCACACAACGCGGGGATGATACTACAGGATGTGTAGTTATGTACCAATCGCCTTACCAAGAAAACGGAGAGGTTCCCCGAGATTTGTACATTATTGCGCACGACCCCTATGCCCAAGATGGGAAGGGGCAATCTTTAGGCGCAGCATATGTCCTAAAGCGTGTTAATCCGTACAGCCAACCAGACGATATGATCGTTGCTAGTTATATAGGAAGACCAGATACGCAGGATGAATACAACAATACCCTATTTTTGTTGTCAAAGTATTATAATGCTCGTATAGGATTTGAGAATGACCGAGGTGAAATTATTCCCTTTGCCAAACGTCATAAATTAATGCAGCAACTATTACCAGAGGTGGAAATCTTTGATAAGACAGATAACGTTCGGATACGTAAGCTAGGCCGCAGTTACGGCATGAGCATGGGTAGTAAAGAGCGCAAAGGGCAAGCAGAAATATACTTACGGGACTGGCTAAAAACCCCTAGAGGTCGTGGCGAGTCGGGAGAAATCAAGCTAAATCTACACCAAATATACGATATTGCGTTAATAGATGAGCTAGTAAAGTACAACCGCCGGGGCAACTTTGACCGGGTGTCAGCACTTATGGTAGGCATGTTCCACTTAAAGGACTTGCATTCTAGAGAAGTTAAGGTAGTAGAGCAAGCATCTAATAACACATTCTTCGACCGAGCCTTCTTTTCATAAAATAATATCTGATGACCCAGATCCCTAAACAAAAAATTGCTAGATCACGCAAGTCTAAAGACTGGGCACAGGATTGTATCCGCGCGTTTATCAATCGCTCTTCCTTCAGTACTAGCACAAAACATACGCTACAAACGTATTACGAAGCTTACAATGGTAATCTACGAGAAGCCGACTATAACTATGTAACTAATCCTTATAATAGTGAAGCGTGGGCAAAGAAAAACTTTCCTGCGCGCCTGCGTAATTACAATATCTTAAAACCTATTGTAGATCTGCTGCTTGGAGAAAAAGCAAAACGCCCTCTTGCGTATCAAGTCGTGGTTCGTAATAGCGATATCGAATCCCGCTTTGATAAGTTTAGGCAGGGGGAATTTAAAAAGTATTTAGAACAAATTTTTGTAAATGCTGCAAATGAGGTAGGCATGCCGACAGGACAGGAGTCAGCAGAAATGCCTGCACCCGAGGAGTACATGGAAGAAGTATTTGCAAACTATAGAGATTCCCGCGCTATTATAGGTCAAGAGGTTTTAAACTACTTATTTGACTGGCTTGGTATGGAAGACCAGATTCAAAAAATGTTTTTTGATTGGCTTGTTGCTGGCGAGTGCTACTCTTACAAAGATGTTTGCATGAACGACGTTAGTTATGACGTTGTATCTCCTTTAGACATTGATTTTGAGAAGGGGCCAGATGTAGACTATATCGAGGATTCTGATTGGGTTGTGCGCCGTCAAATCATGAGTGTCAACCAAGTCGTTGATAGGTTTTACGATGTTTTAAGCCCAAAGGATATTGACCGCTTGGAAGCCCCTCATGGAAAATATCGAGATAGTTATGGCGGCGCCCAAAGTATGTTTATTAATAAACCTGAGGATGACGAGTCTGATCGTATGCTCGAAGTACTACATGTTTGCTGGAAGTCTTTTTCCCGTGTAGGTATTCTAAGCTATACAGATGACTTGGGGCAATCTCAAGAGATGGTTGTAGACGAGACTTACAAGAAATCAGAAAATGAGGAGATTAAATATTACTGGGTAAACGAGGTTTGGGAAGGTTACCAAATTGACAAAGACATTTATGTATCTCACCAACCACACCCGGTGCAGAGAAATGAAATGAATAATTTGTCGGTATGCAAGCTGCCTTATAATGGGAGAGTTTACAGTAACCGGCATAGCGATAACATAAGTGTTATTAGCATGGGACTGCCGTACCAAGTCTTGTACAACGTTTTTCACTACCGCCTAGAACTGTCTATTGCTAAAAACAAAGACAAGATTATGCTTATGGAGATGAACACAATCCCAAAGCGTCATGGCTGGGACGAAGAAAAGTTTATGTATTACGCAGATGCAATGGGGTACGCATTTATTGACTCTACTGCAGAAGGCAAGAACAACGAACGTGTAACATTTAATCAATACCAGGTACTTGACATGTCTTTGGGTCAGTACATCGCTGCACAGTTTCAGTTGTTACAGGCTATTAAGGCTGAGTGGGAGGAAAATATTGGAGTTTCACGTCAACGTAAGGGGCAAGTAAAAACCTCTGATGGGGTAGGGGCTACTGAACGCGCTGTTTTCCAGTCATCCGTTATTTCAGAAGAAATATTTAGACGTTTTGAAACTTTCTTGGAGCGGGAATATGCAGGACTTATAGACACTAGTAAGATTGCTTGGCGAGAGGGCAAGAAGATGTCCTATGTAACCAGCGATTTACGTACGGCCCTAGTTAGCATTGACCCCGAAGAGTACCAGGAGGCGGAATACGGAGTGTTTGTCAAAAACAACAGCCGCGAACAAGACAAGCTAAATCAAATTAAGTCTTTGACTATGGCATTTGCGCAAAATGGTCAGCAACCGTCTACGATTGCAGAGATTTTAGACAGCAATAACTTTAGCCAGATTAAAAAGTTGATGTCGGAAGTAGATCAAAAGCAAAAGGAAATGCAAGAGCAGGCTAGCCAAATGCAGCAGCAGCAGGTTCAAGGGCAAATGCAAGCACAAGCTCAAATGAAGCAGGAAGAGCAAGCATTCGAAGCTGATCAGAATGAAAAAGACCGTTTAGTAAAGCTTGAAATAAAGAAGATGGAAGTTGCTTCAAAACTTACTACTGACGCAGATGGAAACGGTCGTAGGGATGAAATTGACAAGGCTCGGTTAGATGTAGAAAAGGAAAAAATCAACCTGCAGAGGCAAAAAGGTTGATATTAATAAAACCAAAGAATATTAATTAGAATCCGTCATATAATTCGGTATATAAAATACTTTTGTAAAGATGAGTGAAGAAAAATCATTAGACCTGAGCCAAGTAAGCGTAGCAAACTTGCTCAACAACGAGGCCCCCACAGCTATCCCGGAGCCTGAAGTAGAAGAAGCCCCAGAAACTGTTGAAGAAGACCCTGCTGCTGAAGTGGCAGAAGAGGTTGTGGCTGAAGCAGAAGAAAGCTCTGTAGAAGAAGCAGAAACGCCTGATGCGGTAGAATCTGCTCAGGAAGAACCTGCAGATACTGAAGATGACCCAAGTGTTATAGAGGTATTGCGTTCTAAGATGGGATACGAAGTGGAAGGCGAGTTTGCAGAGGACTACGACGGTGTAGCAAAATTTGCTGGTGCTGTTGCAGAAGAAATTGCAAAAGAACAGCTGGACACAGTGTTTTCACAGTTCCCAGATGTAGAACAGTACTTACAGTATCGCTATAATGGTGGAGACCCTAAACAGTATTTTCAAGCCACAGCACCTGTAGTAGATTACAGTGCGGTAGAAATTACAGATGAAAACGTTTCTATTCAAAGAGCTGTTGTACAAGAGTTTTTGCAACGCTCTGGCTATACCGGAGAGGAGGTAACTGAAACTGTACAAGAGTACCTAGATGCGGGCATTCTACAGCGTCAGGCAAATAGAAGCTTGGGAAAGCTGCAGCAAATGCAGGAAAAGGAAGCTGTTGAAGTTGTTGCTAAACAAAAAGCAGAAGCTGAACAACATCGAGAGCAAGTTCAAAATCAATGGACCTCTATTAAAGGGACTATTGATAAAGGAAGTGTAAAAGGATTTGAAATTCCTACCTCTGATCGCAAGAAATTTTATTCTTGGATGAGTGAGGCTGTAGATAAACAAGGACGTACACAACGTCTTGTAGATAGAGAGCAAATGGACATGGAGACCCAAGTTGCTATGGAGTACTTGTTGTGGAAGAAATTCGACCTCAACAAGCTAGTATCCTCTACTAAGAATACTAAGAAGGCACAGAATCTTAAGCAAAAGTTGCAACAGAAACAACCCGCTTCACAGCGGATGAAAGGAGGTAAGTCTTCTTTCAAAGCACCAAAGAAATTACCCTCGTTGAAAGATCTTTTGTAACCCTTAATAATTAGTTTAAATCATGTCTGCTGACAACATTAAAAAGCTTCGTTTATACGAAGACACGTTCAACAGTTCCTCGATGACTGATGAGAATAGCCTTGCTGCTGCTCTCCTCACTCAACCCGACGTGCTGTCCCCTGTAATTACTCATCTCTCCGGCCAGGAAGACAAGCGATTCCCGCTTTCCTACTTGACTGAGGGCATGGGTGCAACTAAGTACATCAACGATATTGAGTACGATTACCCAGTGATGGGCCGTATGAACAAAGCGTTAGAATGCTTAGATCAAACTGGTACTGGTGCTAACCACACGCGTATTAAGTTAGTGTTTAACGAGCGATGGTTCGTTCGCCAATACATCCTTGAAGCTCCAGATGGAACTCAAGTACGTGTAATGGACGACCCTACTCCTGTAGCTAATGGCTATGAGTATAGCGTTCAACTCGTTGCATCTGATGGTGCTGGTGTAGGCGCAACTGCTTTTGAAAACAAGATGTTTGTTCAATTGTACGCTCCGGCTGCAATGAGCGGATCTCGTGGAAACGAAAGCCACTGGGTTGCTCCATCTAAAATGCGTAATCAAATCAGCTTGATTCGTAAGTCTTACGCATACGAAGGCAACATGCCTGACCGTGTAGTGAACTTCGAATTCAATGTTGGTGGACGCTCTACTAACCTTTGGTATGACTTTGAGGAGTACCAGCACATGTTGCGTTGGAAGGAAGAGACTGAATATGCATTGTGGTATAGCCAGTACAACCGTGACGCTAACGGACTCATCCACATGAAGGATGATAACGGTAAGCCGATCTCTCTTGGTTCTGGTGTATTCGAGCAGATTCCTAACGTGGATACTTACTCTGAGTTGACTACTGCTAAGATTAAGTCTGTTGTACGGGATGCTTTGTATGGAGCAACTGATGCACAGCAGATGAACATCGTATTGTTCACTGGTATTGGTGGAATGGAAGAGTTTGATAATGCTATGAAGTCTGAGATTACTGCAGGCTCTTACATTAAGAACACTGACCCAGCTAGCTTTATCAGCGGTTCTGGTAGCAACTTGCAGTTGGGTGGATACTTCACTTCATACCAGCACATCGATGGGCATACAATTACTGTTCGCCACTTGCCTCTGTTTGACCACGGAGCACGTGCTATGAATAGCGATCGTCACCCAGTGACTGGTCTTCCTTTGGAATCTTACCGCATGTGTTTCCTCGATATGAGCACATATGATGGTGAGGCTAATGTTCAGTACATTTCTCGTAAGGGACGTGAGTTGATGCGTTGGGCTGTTGCAGGTGCTTCTGTACCTCCAGGGTTCGGCGGAAACGCTCTCCGTGCTACTGACGTTGACGGTTCTTCTGTACACTTCATGAAGGAGTGTGGCATTGCGATCCGTCGTGCTACGAATTGCTTGCTCTTGGACTGCACCAAGTCGTAAGTGGTATTTTGGTTAGGATTGGGGGAGGTGTGTTGCCTCCCCCTTTTCTTTTTTAATTAGAAACTCAATAGATAAAATAGATATGTCTTCACACCTCATCACAATTAACCGTCGAGCTAACTCGACAAATCTGCCCAATGAAATTTATACCGAGTCCAAGCGTAAGATTGGCTCAGTATTTACCAGCGGCGGAGATATTATTAGAGGATTGACTTTTGCTGAGCAGAAGCAATACCTCCCTGAAATTTTAGGCCTTAGTCCGGCAGATCCAGAATTTAGCCGCAAGTGCCGAGAGTACTACCTGAATCTTACGGTAGATATTCCTATGGCGGGACTAGACCTTGAAGTAGGCCTAGACGAAGAAGGGCACCCCCTGAACGTGCTAGACTTTATTAAATACAAGTTTGCTCTTGCGCATCCTTTTGTTGTACCAGACGAAGACCAACTTACAGGTAGTAAGCGTATTCAGTATTT